TTCTTCTATGTTTACCTTTTTTATTTATCGGCTTAGCCACCTGTGAACTAGGCTTTATCTCAATTAGAAATTTCTGGTTTGTACCATTCTTATCTTTAAATACAACAAAATTATCAACAAAATATCTATGAACTCTGTTATCAAGGGGGCTTGTATAAGGTATTATTACATTTTCGCTTCCCCATGCTATTATGTTAGAGTTCGTATCCGCCCATCTGAAAAACTTTAATTCGTAGCTAGATCTATACACCGGGTCATTATCACCCATATACTTTTTTTTGCATGTAGGTTTAAATATTCCCTGCCGATATCTTTTATCTTTTTTCATAAGGTATAAGTATAGTTATGACATTTGAAGAAAAAATCATTAAGAACAGTTCTATAAGGCAAGGTAAGCTAATGAGGCCTGCAAAAATAGCCTTTGATAAACCAGATACGGGCGTTACTATCAATAAAAAAGGTGCATACTATCTAATAAAAGACTCAGCAGATATAACGATACAATATCTCGTACATTTATGCTACGGCAGCTATAGTGAACCTATCGGCGAATTAAAGGGTAAGTTTACCCAAAGCGAAATTATTGATTTTGTAGGCAGGAGTAAGGAAGAAAAAAATACTAATCAGTTGTTGAGTATAATTTTAGCTGATCTAGGGTATGTTAGTCAATCTTTTGAAGTAGATGTAATAGATGAAGAAGAACTAGATCTTACTATAGATGAAGACGAAGATGATGTATACGGTGATTATGAAACCGAAACGACATCTACGGTAAGTAAGTCATCGGGTACTTCAGAAAGCGAACCTCTTGATATTAATGATGTTAGCGGTGTTATTCAAAAGCTCATAGAAGTATTTGCAGCTAAATAATTCGCTTCGCTTCGCCTTGACCCGTACTCATAGCCGATCCGATATCGGTTGAAGATATAATCTTATGTATATTATATAAGTTCGACCCCACTCCGGATAGATAAGCAGCGCTTGTACCGGTAAATGATGTATCTAAATAATTATAACCTACTTCTCGATTCATTACCCTACAAAGAACATTGGCGGCTCTGCATCGCCTAATCCCGGCGCACCTTCATACAAGGCAGTTTCTAGCTTTTCTTTCTCAGCTAAACCTTGACTCATAAGATCAGAGGCATTTAAACTGCCGCCCCCAAATAGAGTTACACTCCCATATTTTCCTCTAATATTAGCGACAGCCATTTTAGTAAGCGCTAGCGAGTATTGATATACCCAATGTTCTTTAATAATATCCCTAATAGGCCTTTCAACGTAACAGCTAACTACACCGTAAAATCTTACACCATTACCTGACGCATCCGGCTGAGGGTACATTCTCATTGTTTGGGTTCTGTCGTCGAAAGTATAACTGCGTTTAGTTGCTAGAAGTTTCTCTCTCATCTCTAACCAATCTTTTAAAACGTACCAGCTAACTAGATCAAAGCCATAATTACCCATCGCATAACTAAAATATGTTTGCTGGGCTAATGTCTGTTCTATTGTAAAAAGAGTATTAATACCTGTTGTTGAACCTTCCTCGAAGTCCTGGACAGCAATAACCTTGCGATAGTCCATTACATCATAGTCAAAGCTATTCATATATTTGGTACCCGCTTGTTCAGTTTTAGAGCCCTGCCTAGTAAACCCGTCTTTCTTGCTAGCAATAAACAGTCCAGATAAGCTATTATCAGCAAATCCAGCAGATAAGCTATTAACACCTGTTATTGCTTTATATATAGTTTCAGAAAATATTTGATTTTCGAAAACGCCGCTTAAAAGAGGTGCAGATAATGCTGATGTTGAAGTAAAATTACTTCCTAGTATCGCGCTTGTTGATATATAAAGTGTTTCAGGGTCTGTTTTATAGTTCGAGAAATCTTCACTCTCGTTATTATGTTCGATTTGCTGCGAAAGATTATCAGAATTTTGTAATGAAAAGAGTTGATCTAATCTAATACCTTTATTTTTCTCATATAGGGCACTATCAAATAAAAGATACTCTTGAGTATATCCAGCAAATTTTGCAAACATCTCACAAGCTATACTAATATTTTCATTTAATGTATCGCTGTGTATCTCAACATTAACAAAGGGATAACCTAAAGAGCGTAATACCCTATCGCTTAATCTTCCAAAATTATCAATCTTACTATTGAGATTCGTGCTTTGAAAAGCAGAAATCGGTGTTATATCGCACTTAGCCATTATAAAATATTTAATACTCTTAGTATATAACTCACGTTTTTTATAAATATTAATATGGCATCAGGAGATATACATATTTCAGTAGTACCGGCTGTTTCAGCAGTCGCACCTTATAATCGCGTAAATGAATACGGCAACACAGTTTCAATGACGACAAAAAGTATTGCAAATGACCAAGCTTTGCTTGCTGCATATATTAATAGTCAGCAAGCCGCGTCGCCAGCTAAAACCTTAATACAAGTGTTAGATGGTAAAAATCGTTTAACACTTGTACTTAAAGAGTCTTAATTCTTTAAACCGCGGGCTCTGGAGGAGCTTCATCAGCGGCAGGAGCTTCAGCCTCTACAGCATCACCTGTACCGGTATCAGCTGGTGCACCGCCAAACGCAGGTGGTTCACCTGGAGCTGCTCCGCCTTCAACATCACCACCCCCAGCTGGTGCGCCTTGCAGAGCATCCTTCCAACCAGGACCGCCTCCTTGAATTTGAGATAATTCCCATTGAACTTCTGCATCTTTACGAAGTAATTCTCTATTTGATTTAATATCCTGTTCGCTCCAACCTAGGTACTTCATTTGACCGTATGTAGCGGAAATAAATTCATTAGCAACAAGATTGTTATATGTTGCAGTTTTAAGCTCGAGCTTTTGATTCTCGCGCAGCTCGTAGAAATTTGTAGGTACATTAAAATGTAAGTGTATATGAGTATCTTTAATATCATATTTCTTCTTTAAACCTTTAAGCTCTAGGTGTGTTATAAATCCTCTTTTTAACCCGCTAGCGAATTGCTGCTGCAATCTAATAATAAACTTAGCGAATTTAAGTTCTTCTCTTAAGATCTCCTGACCATCACTAAATGTTGATTCAGGGTTAACCCTATTGGTAGGTACCTTTAAAGCTTTATACAGCTTATTAACGAAGTACATTAAGTCTGTAAGTTCGCCTAGATTAGCTCCTCCCTGTAACTGGGTAACATTAGTCCCGTCTGAACCTGCTCTTTTAGCAAACCAGAACGAATCTAGCATTGATTGAGGATTAAATTTTTGTACCGCTCCTTGCTGATTAACGTCAAAAGTCTTTTTAGACCAATAAGATTGCATTAGTTTTCTAAGATAAGCTTCAGCCTTTGGTGGAGACATATTGCCAACATCTACATTAAATACTAGACGCTCTGGAGCTCTAACCAATCTATATATAACAATACTATCTTCAACTAGCGATAATTGACGATATGCTCTGCGCGCATTTTCGATGAACGGCAATCTAAATGTTTTATCCTGATTCCAAATACCCGAATTGACATAAGATATCTGATTATCATCCATCGGTACTAATTCTATCTTATCTATCTTATTTGGCTTATTAGGGTCGAATATAGGCTTGCGTAATATAAAGCCTTTAATGAGCATATTTTGTATATTATCATACACAGCATCTACCAAGTCCGATGGGAGATGTACAACTCCTAATATACCTTCATCAGCATACTTTTTATGAATAATATGCTCAAAAAATACCTCACCTTCAATAAGCATCTGTCTAAAATATTCAAAGCCTTTTTTCTCTAGATTATAATAATCAATATATTTTTCAAACTCAGCTGTTATTTTACCTTTGTCAGCCTCCTCTAAAGTAGTACTTCTAAATTCTAGATTAACGATATTGCCATCTTGATCTTTATTAACAACCTCATCGCAAATTTCATCCAACGCATCAGCAATTTCAGCAAAGGAAGCCATAACACGGTAGTCACGAAGTCTACCAGATTTATTCTCTTCAATATTTGCATATACTAATTCTGCGTATTGAGATTCGCTCCCGAATTGACCAGGGGCTACATTATTATATTCATTATTATAAAGTACCGATTGATTAGCTAATGCTTCGGTTCTCTTTACACCCGTGTCTTGAAATACTTCGTACTTAGGGTTTAAATCGCTCAATAAATCTGCAGCATTAGGTGTTTGATACGGAAGTTTATTGGTAATATTTCTAAAAATATCTGAATTAAAAAAAGTTTTTTTATTTTCGTCTGCCATGGGTTATTTATATTTAGTAGTTAATTAACTTTAATAAAGGTCGTATTGGCACTAAATGTTTGCGTCTCTAAGGTATCGTCGCTAAACGAGTAACCAGCTTTATTATAAGGTATGAATCTAATGCTCCCAGTACCGCCTGTTAGTGCCGGCATTGACAGGCTAATAGTATTATCATTTATAATAGTAAAAGGTATAGATTGGCCAGAAATTGAAGACTGCCTTGTTGTTGCTGATAGAGATGTTAGCGATGTATACATACTACTATTTGTTGAACTAAATAAAACAGTTTCAGTATTTGCAAAACCTACCCCGTTAAGAAGAATAGTACCTGCACCGGCCGAACTTACTTGAGCTGTTGTTAAAGTCACATCGTTATATAACTTGACACCGTTATAGAATATATCTGTTATATGCGGGGATCCAGACAGTTCAAATGATTCGATAGGTACATTACCACCGCTCATACTTTCATAATCGCTTAACAAGTTGACAGCGTTAACGTTCTGATCAATATAGAAAATATTACCAACAGGATCATCCGCATCTTTAAACAACCAACCCTTAATAGTAAATGACGTATCAGCTGTTATACGAGCCTTTTGACTAGCATTCAATTCTGTAGGATAATTTAAACTAACATTCCCATCCCATAATACTTCAGATCTTATTTCTTGATCAACTGGAAGATTAAATTTCGTTGGTACCTTCCATGATATAACAACATAAGGATTTGAGAAAGGTATAAAGTTACTTAGGATCTGATCCATATCAGTTTGATACCTAGATAAAATAGATACACCAAGATTAATATTAACAGGTACAGGTGCCTTAATATGACTAGCTGTCTTCTCCTCACCACTAGTGCCTGAGTAATAGAACCCATCTAATTTATTAAACACTCTACTTGTATCTCTCGATATACTCTTAATGCTTACTGCTACAGCGGGCAATGTAATAGTTTTATTCTCGTTAATAATATCAAACATTACCCGCTCCTTAGGCGCATAAACATATCTAACGTTAATCTGATCGAGCTCAGCTCTATTTTTATTATACCTACCTATAACGATATCGTCAAATGCCGCAATAAACTGCGTCACCATATCTTTAACTTCAAAATGGAATGCTCTACTCTTCACTATTAATATTTATTCCCACGGGTAGACCAGCCAGTCATCATTCTCAATAATAGATCCATATATACCTTCAGGCCACTCTGTATTATATCTCTTCGAGCATGCGCTAAAGATAACATTATTAATTTCACCCCTATCAAAGTGGTAATTTAGATATTTAGCAGCCTCTTTAAAAGTCTTACCTGAGTCGTTTATATCGTCTACTACTAATACATTCCCAAATAAGACAGGGTTACCATAAAATTGAGTGTCTTCTACATCTCTAGTTCTAACACCTAGCTGTTGTAAATTGTTATTACCTAATCTATATGCCAATATAGTAGCAGGTATCATACCCCCTCTTGCTAAACCAAGGACGGTATCGATCTTTTTATCTTTAATTTGTTCTATTATAGTATCAACGTATAGATCTATAGTATCCCATGTAATAGGAAGCTTAACCATACATAATTATATACTATGTTTTGTCTTTTGCAAGCTATAAGTTACTATATGTCTTCGAGAATAGATTTAATAGGTCTGCTTTATTGGTAACGTTAAGTTGCCCGCGATTTATATCCTGTTGTATATCATCAGCTGTTCTAATAATTAAACCTTTTAACTGAGATCTTTTCATAACACCGTATCCCTTTACCTCAACCATCCCATCATCTGCTTCCTCATCAGAGGATAGATCAGGCGAGGAGGACATTCTACCGACATTAGGGGTACCCCTACCAGCTAACCCGCCAAACTGAGCCATGTTGCTATTCTGATTATCAGCACCGGGGCGGTACTTGGAGTTACTACCGGTAGACTGTTGTTGGTCGGCTAGGCCTCTATAAGATTCGAATAAGGATTGGGTGTCTTTGTTCCACATACAATATTATTTATACTAAATCAATAAATCTCTCTACTAATACTTCCCATTCACCGCATTCTAGTTCATATTTATTATCAGTATAGTTCTTATTATGCTCCGCGACATCCTCCTCAGAGTAATTAATAGCCTTCTCAGGAACCTTTTGCACCTGAGCCTGCACCCAGTGCCTATACTCATGAACTAACGATCGGATAAAATACCTCTTACGTTCCTTCTTAGTACTACAACCAGTACAGTTCAAAGCTACCTCTATCTCATCATCGTTCCAAAAGTACTGGGAATCTACCCCTTTACAACCCTTAACCTTAATTTCATAATCCCACCATTTATTCGTACGTACTAAGTTATTAGTAACGAACATTAGATAGTTTTCTAGCTTCCTCTTATCTATACCATATATCTTAAACTTCTCGCGAATATCTTTAGTACAGTTCAGCTTTATAATTATCATAAGTTACAATACTATTATATCACAGTTCCCTTTTCTTTCCGGAAGAGCACCGCGCCGCAGGCGCAAAAAAATCCCGACCATGCTCGCAGAGCATCCGGCCGGAATCTAAGGTAACCGCCCTTCGGCGGAAATAATTAGCAATACCCCAAGCGACGTCTTCTACGTCTTTCAGCACCTGCTGCAGCTTCTTCCGCAGAAACGACACCATCCTTATTAGTATCATCTTCGTGGTAAACTTTCTTTTCTTTCTTAAAAAGAGCTGCAATTGTTGCAACGAGCTTAGCTTTGTTGAATCTCTTATCGAGCTCTAGACCTTTAGTACGGCCTAGTTCTTCGAGTGCATCTTTGGATAATTGGTTTAGAGTATCTTTTGTCATATGAATATTTATTAGTTACGTAATCAATTTTAGTAAAATCCGTTAAATAAATTTATGTACCAATATAAGGCAATTATAACAAAAGTGATCGACGGTGATACTGTTGATGTAGATATCGATTTAGGATTTGAAGTGTGGCTACGTAATCAGCGTATTAGACTGTATGGCATTGATACGCCTGAGTCTAGAACGTCTGACAAGGTAGAAAAAGTGTTTGGTAATCTCGCTAAAGAGAAGATACTATCCTTCTGTCCTGTTGGTGCTAAGATTGTCTTACAGACTAAAGCTGATGATAGTAGAGGTAAGTACGGTCGTATCTTAGGAGAGCTTATTGTAGATGATGTTAATGTTAATCAGTATATGGTCGATAATAGCTATGCCGTAGAGTACTTCGGTAAATCTAAAGGCGACATTGCTGAAGAACAATTGCGTAATAGACAAGTGATATTGGAACGTGGTGAAGTTACTCTATAGCGTAGTACTATAATTTAAGAGTTTAAAATCTTCTCTATAATAGTTATATACCAGTTCCTGGAGATGACTATCATAGTAGTACCGGTAATCTTTATCTATTGTACCCTTATCCTTTCTTCTATTAACCCATGGTAGAGGTACCTGACATACTGTATTACTCTTTTCTGATATACCCTTACATACTTCAGGCCACTGTTCTTTCACTCTCTCTAGATAAACAACGTAATCAAGTTCCTGTAAAGGAGGTATGAATGTATGTTGAGGTCTATGATGTGCACCCATAGATCCAAATTCATTATTAATCAAACAGTTAACGAAATAAGAGAAGTCTTTCTTGTATGCCTTACCGTATACCTCATCTAATTTGTATTGGGTCCTATCAGCCCAGCATGACACTATCCTCGAATACGGATTACGTACTAGTGTAAATTTAAAATACTGATCATACTTAGAACCTACTATCTCCTTAATACCCTCTAAGTCGTTCCATGTATATGGATTATTCTTAACTGGGTTATTAGGTAGTAGTAGCTTTAAAGATTTGTTCCCACATTTAAAAATTCTGAAAGCTAATACTCTATGTATGTCATTCAGTAGTACAGCCCCTTGCATAGAAATATTTAACTATCTATATCTCTTTATCGACATGCTATTATAAATACTAATGATGAAGTTCCTTTGTATTATACTACTCACTGTGTTCCTTACCTCTTGTAAGATCACCCCGGGTACTGATCGGCGCACGGAACTAGATATAAGTGTTCCCGATTCAGAGTTCCTAATCGAATGGTAGCAGTTCCAACGTTCCGGCGGCGAATAGTTCCCTTTCTATATATAGAGAAGTTCCGCGCGCTAAAAAAATTTTGTAGCATGGGGTACCCCGATATCTAAAAACGGAACTCTATAGTCAGAGAAGTCCAATGGCGTGCTCT